CTCTTCTTTACGGTTCGCTAGTAGAAGCGTATACTTACATGAAAGGCGAAGCGGATATGATGCAGCTTTATGAGCAGCGGTTCGCACAGGAAATACAAAGACTGAAGGATTTGGCTGAAGCTAGAGAGAATAGCGATGCCTACAGGAGAGGTCTACCTGATAGGCCACGCACTTAACTAGGAGTAAAATACGATGGCAACATCAAACGCAGCAACCACCTACCTAGAAAGAAGGGTTCTGGATTACATATTTAAGAACGACTCTCTTTCTTTTGCTTCGCCCGGCAATAGCATTTACGTTGGGCTGGCAACCGCAGTCAGCAGCGCTGAAAAAGGCAATTTGACAGAAGTCCAGATTGACACAGACGATGCTGACTATACACGTCAACAAGTAACTGCGGCTAACTGGAAGCAGTCTGTTTCAACTCTTGGTCTAGCAGCCGCACAGGGCGACACATCAATTCATGTCGCAGACGCAGAAGCTTTTCCAGCTTCAGGTACAGTTACGATTGATGACGAAATCATCACCTATACAGGCAAGGGTAGCACCGCTACCGCCGATGTAAACGGTGCTTTGTCTGGTTCTACCGCGTTAGTTGTAGACGGTAACTCTGGCACGATTGCAGTTGGCATGAAAGTGACAGGCACAGGTATTAGTGGCACAGTTTATGTAACAACTGTAACTGATCAAAACAACCTTGTGGTGGACACCGCAATTACGGTTTCGGATGATGTGGCGCTAACCTTTGATGGCACTAGCACGTTGACGGGTTGTACACGCGGCGCTTCAAGCACAACAGACTACGCACACTCAGCGGCGGACACAGTTATCTCTGATGCACAGCGTGTGATTAACGACAACAACATTGAGTTTCCTGCCGCAGCAGGTACTGCCGCCAGCTACACGGTAACTCATGCTTTTGTTGCTGATGGTCAGATTGCTCATGCAAACGTAAATGGTGCAGTGACATCTTCCGCTAATGTGGCTGTTGATGGTAATGACGGCACAATTGTAGTTGGCGACATTGTTACTGGCACAGGTATTACAGGTGCTACAAGCGGTGTTGTAAGAGTGCAGACGGTAACTGATCAAAACAACATTGTGTTAGACACCAGTGTGACATTGTCTGATGACGCTGTACTGACATTTGATGGCACGAACATCCTGTTTGTTGGCGCACTGGACGCAAGTAAGTCTGTTGCTGCTGGCGACATCTTCCGTATCAACGCGGGTAATCTAAGCATTGAGTTGAAGTAATGGCCCTAGTAATCAAGGACCGTGTAAAAGAAACGACAACCACAACAGGCACTGGCACGTTAACACTTGCTGGTGCCTTTGGTGGATTTGATTCGTTCGCTGAAATAGGTGATGGCAACACCACCTATTATTCCTGCACAGACGGCACGGACTTTGAGGTTGGTATAGGTACATACACCGCTTCTGGTACAACTTTGTCACGAGATACCATATTTGAAAGCAGCGGTGCTACAGCTACTGCTGATGTCAATGGTGCTACAACGGCAGCTACGGGTGTGGCGGTGGACGGTAACAACGGTACGATTGCTGTTGGTATGCGTGTAAGAGGCACAGGCATATCTGGTGTTGTTACGGTAGCAACTGTTACAGACCAGAACAACTTGGTGTTGGATACGGCTGTTACACTCGCGGACGATACCGTGCTTACATTTGGCGATGGTAAGATTAGCTGGGGCGCAGGTACACGCACGGTGTTCTGTACTATGCCAGCAGAGAAGATGATATATAATGATGCCAGCGGCACTGCTGTAAACCTTACAGAACAGGACCCGCAAGCGCTGGCTTTTGCAATTGCGTTAGGATAAAGACATGGCGAACTCGTTTAAGACAGTTACAGACACAGCGGTAGGTACGAGTCCGGCTACAATCTACACCTGCCCAGCTTCCACAGAAACAACCATCATCGGCCTGAATGTAGCTAACATCCTGACATCTACAATCACTGTGGATGTGCAGTTAGAAAACAATGATGGCGACAATGTGTATATCGTAAAGGACGCAATCGTTCCTGTTGGATCTTCACTCGTTGCAGTTGGGGGTGATCAAAAAATTGTTATGAACGCATCAGATGTGCTGAAGGTTACGGCAAGTCAGGCAAGCGGCGCGGACGTAACAATGTCAATTTTGGAGATCACCTGATGCCTATCTCTAAAATCTTAGATACTGGCGTAACTGGTCTTAGTATAGACAGTAATGGGCTGGTTACACATCCTCAACGCCCAGTTTTTTCAGTGCGAGGTGTGGCAACTGGCACATCTCTGACTGCGGCAAATACCAATTTTGATTACACAACCTCTTGGACATCTACGGATGTTGATGTTGGTAACTTGTTAAATGCTGGTGGGTACGCACAAGTCCCAACAGGGTTTGGGGGCATATACCAAATCACTTATATTATTTGTGATACAACAACTGCAAATTACCACAGCGCACAAGTGTATTTGTATGACGGGTCAACTTACACTCGTATCATTAACCAGTTTGGGGGCAATGATTACGATAAATATAGCACTGGAACGACACTGTTTTACTCATTAAACGAAGGTGACATTTTATATGCAGGTTGGGATGACCGTTTTGGTGTACCGGATACTCCTGCTGAGTATAGTAACTTTAGTATGATGTTTGTGGGATAAAGACATGAGCTATGTAGGCGGCGCACCCGCAAAATCGCTAGAGTCTCCAACCAGCCAGTATTTCAGTGGCGATGGTTCAACGACCGTGTTCACACTAAACCGAGCCGTGAACGTATCTGAAGAGCTAGAGGTATTTGTAAACAACGTCCAGCAGGAGCCGGGTGTTGGCAAGTCATATACAGCCAACGGCACCTCACTGACCTTTGACGCCGCGCCGTCATCTGGGACGAACAACGTGTATGTCGTGTATCGTGGGTTTTCTGAACGTACCATTAGCTTTAGATCTGCTGGTTACTTTCAGGGGGAAAATGGGGCGACAGGCGACACAGCCAGCGGCAGAGGTGACATCTTCCGCGTACATGAAAAAGAGCTAAACACAAGCGTGACAATTGCTGGCACAGACAATGCTCTGTGTGCAGGGCCATTGACGTTAGCAACAGGGGTGGTTATCACAGTTTCTACTGGTGGTACATTGGTGATAGCATGAGTGAACTACGCGCAGACACAATCACAGCCAGCGATGGCACCAGTCCAGTCACGCTGACTAAGCAAGAGGCGGCTAAGTATTGGGTAAACTATGATGCTAGAAACCAATCTGTTGAAGGGAGTCTAAATCAAAGCAGTTTGACAGATGATTCTGCTGGAAACTTTACTAGCACGTTTACTAACGCATATTCTTCGTCAACTGACAGATGTTTTCTTGGTGGGGTGCATAATAGGACGGCTTCTTCAGAAGCATCTGGGGGCGAAAGAGGAATATCTGGTATGCAAATGGAAGGTAGCGTTGCACCATCTACAACACAGGTGCAAATAAATACACGCTATGGTTCAGACCAAACTAATGCAGGGGCAGACAGTGATCTTCTTGGCAGCTTTGCATCAATCATTGGAGACCTAGCCTGATGTCTGAAATCAAAGTAGATACCCTCACTGGCAAGACCACCGCCAACGACATCACCGTGACGGTTGGCGCTACTGCTACTATGTCTCTGGAACAGGGGCTAGCGAAGGGCTGGTTAGGTGCAGACAGTGCCGCTGGTCAACAGGACACACTAAACTTTAGTTCTTCAAGTGATGATGGCACTGGCACTTACACTCACACACTTACTAATGCTATGAGTGTTCAGATGGATAGTAGTGGTTTGTCACTAACTGTTGGTGGGGGGACTAGATTTGCACGTTATGGCTCAACTAACACAACCACTACTAATCTTGAAATAAGAGTACACACTTCATCCGGCTCTAATACAGATAGTTTACACAATGCAATTATTCACGGAGACCTCGCGTAATGGCTGGTAAAATTGTAGCAGATACGCTGGAACACAGCACCGCTGGGTCAATCGCCACGAACTATGTTGTGAATGGTAGTGCGAAGGCTTGGACAAACGGACAAGCAGATGGCTCTGCATTAAGGGATTCATTTAACATTGCTAGTTTAACTGATGGCGGAACAGGCATTTATACGCACACTTTCACCTCTGCTATGAGTAACGCCAATTATTCTAAACCTAATTCAAATCCACCGCACGATGCGACTAGTTCGGGCATTAGTTCTTTATTGGGTACGGGTGGAGGTGCTAATGGCGGGGCAACAACTACCGCATTTATCATTCACGGTGGTAGGTCGGACTCAAGTGTTGACCGAGATATTGACCACACTGCTACAATTCACGGAGACTTAGCATAATGCAAACACCAGAGTTTCAAGGGACACATTTGTTTGACCGCCTATGCTGGGCAAAGGAAAACCTAGACGGTGTGCAGTCAGACTATCGTGTTGTCTACGAAGACAGCGTGGATGAGTGCGCTAAGATACTTGTGCCTGACCCCAACTGGATGGCTTGCGCTTTGCAGGGTGGCATTTTACCACCTGTGTGGGTTTACTGGGAACTGGCAAAGGACGAAGCACAGCCCGACTTCAAGAAGCATACACGGGGCTATCTGTTGCACCAGACAGAGCCAATGCCAGCAATGACTGAAGAAGAAGCAATTGAATACCTAATTCAAAAAGATGTGCCACAGCACGTCTGGAAGAATTGGGATAGCGGCAATAAGCCGAAGATGGTAATATGCAAAAAGCAACAATTACCGCATACTAGAGAATGGCGCAATTCGTGGCGCATATCTGATGAACTAGCCGCATAGGAGTATTATAATGGCTGTTACAACATACATCGTGGACAAAGACGGTAATCAGATTGAGGCGTCAACTGCAACCGTCCCATCAAATCGTGACTTTCGTGGTGCGTGGACACTGTCCGGTAGCGTAATCACTGAAGACTTAGACAAAGCAAAAGAAATCTTTGCTGACAAGGTACGCGAGGCGCGGACACCTTTGCTTGCCGCACTGGACACTGATTACATGAAGGCATTGGAAGCAAACTCTGACACAACTCAGATCGTTGCTGACAAGCAGGCTCTTCGTGATGCACCTACCGCTGGTGATGATGCAGACAGCATCATTGCTCTTAAAGCCGCATGGCCTTCATGCTGTGGGGACAACCCTTACGCATAGGGGGACACAATGGCCCTTAGTAAAGCCGAAGCAAATATGGTGGACAATCGTCAGGAAACAACTGACATTAATGTCGTGCGCCGTAATGGTCAGACGATCTCAACTGACTTTACCATTGACGCTGACCAAAATGGTCTAAGCGCGGGTCCGATTACCCAGAACGCCACCGTCACCGTTAATGGTTACTGGAGTATTGTCTGATGCCAAGTGTGTTGAATGTAGATACTCTGACCGATGCCGCAGGAACTGGGCCAGTTACTCTAACGAAGCAGAGTGCTGCGAAGGCTTGGTTCAATCTTAACGCGCAAACACCAGCATTACGGGACAGTTTTAACATAGCTAGTTTTACGGATGAGGGAACTGGTATATACGAAGGTAATTTCACCAACACACTAGGTAACGGTGATTATTCTGCTAATGGTTCTTCTTCTGTAAGGGGAAGCACCAACTCCTACACTAATATTTTTACCACAGGAGATGCGGATAACACTTATGGGTTGCACAGCACTGCGGCAATTAGAGGCACTAACTATTCTGAAAATGCTTTAAATTTAACTGACCCACAAATGATGCAGGTAACAGTACACGGAGACCTCGCGTAATGGCTAGTATCCTAAAGGTAGATGAACTGCGGGGGATTGCATCGGCTGGTGACATAACTGTTACTAGCGAAGGCGGCGCGGCTACGCAGTCACTTCAGCAGGGGCTGTCGAAGGCTTGGGTAAGATATAATCAAGCAACTCCCGGTGTAGATGACAGTTTCAATAATTCAAGTGTTAGTGATGTTTCTACTGGCGAGGCGCAAATAAATTTATCGTCATCATTCTCAAGTGCTAATTATTCTGTTTCAGGAATTGCAGGTTTAAATGATGGTACTGATACACAGTATGTTGTCGCTATAGGCATACGCAGGGGTGCCGCACCAACTGCATCTAACTATACAACACAAGTACAAAGAAACTTAGCAACCAACTCTGGCGAATATGATGCACACATTCAAATGACAAATGCACACGGAGACCTCGCATAATGGCAAGCGAACTTAGAGTCACCACCATTGCCAATAATGCAGGCACCGAGTCTGTCGATACTACTTATGTGGTTAATGGTAGTGCGAAGGCTTGGGCTTTATTTGACCAGACTGTGCCTCAACTAGATGACAGCTTTAACACAAGCAGTCTTACAGACACGTCTACAGGACGGGGTGATTTGAATTGGACTAATGGAATGTCTAATAACACTTACACATCTGCATTTAATATTGGTTATTTTTCTGTAGCTAATGCGTATATGGGCGGTGTTTATGATGATAGTACAATACCGGGCAAAACTCGTACAGCATCAAAATTTTATTTTGCTGTCACTTATGGAGATAATAGCGCAACGTCTTTTATTGATTATTCATATCTGCAAATTGTCATTCACGGAGACCTCGCGTAATGGCTTACATAGGTATAGATCCAAATGTAGGTGATATCACGTTCCAGAAGTTCACTGGGGACGGGTCTACTACAGCTTTCACACTGGCGCAAAATGTAGCCAGCGGTGAAGCTATACTTGTGACTGTTGGTAACGTGGTTCAGGAACCGGGTTCCAGCGCTTCATACACAGCCTACGCGAACACACTGACCTTTTCCGAAGCACCAGCCAACACTGATGAGATTGTTGTGCGCTTCTTTGGTCGCGCCGTTGACCAGCCCCTATCTTACGCAATGCAGGTATATAAGTACATTGCAACCGCAGGTCAGACAGCATTTACTGGGGCGGACAATGCAGGCGCTATTTTGGCGTTTAGTGGCAATGATGTAGATGTGTACCTAAATGGTATTCATCTGGACACGGTAGACTACACACCAAGCAGTGGCACCACGATTACGTTAGCCAGTGGCGCGGCGCTGAATGATGAGGTTGTCATTCGTGCATTCCGCGCATTTAGCGTGACGGACACAGTGAGCAAGGCCAGCGGCGGTACGTTTGTAGGCGAGATAACCGCGCCGCAGTTTCAGACTACCAACACTACTGTTGATACGGCTGTTTTCCGTACTAATAACCAGACGGTTGACGAAAACACCACCATTGGTTCAACCAAAAATGCTTTGGCTATTGGGCCGCTAACCATTGATTCCTCAACCAGCATTACGGTTGATGGCAACTTGACGATACTGTGAGGCGCGGATGGCTTCGATATTGAATGTAGATACAATTAACAATGCCGCTGGTACAAGTGCGCTGACGATTGATAGCAGTGGGCGTGTGACTACACCAGCGCGACCAGCGTTTCGTGCTTATGGTTCAGGTGGATCTTGGGTGTCGTTTGGTACTGGTAAAGTTACCACAATGACCACAGTCGATTATAACATTGGTGGTCATTACGATAGTACGGATTGCGAATTTACTGCTCCGATTGATGGTCTTTATCATATTCACGGTCGTTTTTATGTAAACAACGCCTCTACATTAGGCACGTTTTATATAATGATAGATGGCACCGCTTACAGTAACACTTATTTTGCCAGTCAAGAAGATGCCTCTGGCGACAATAGCGTAACTTTTAGCGAGACACTTCAACTTAATGCTAATCAAGTAGTCGCCATGCGTGGAAACAGTGGGGAGTATTTCCCGTTGTATAGTAGTTTCGGTGGATATTTAGTGGGGTGATTATGACTAATCCAGACAACCCGACTTGGCCCGACGTACCCAGCGAGGAGTGGTTATGAGTACCCTTTATGTAGACAACATTGCTGCGAAGACTGTTGGCAACAAGATCATTATGCCTCAAGGTGGTATTATTCAAACTCAATACACGATGTTCACTGGCACTAATACGATAACGATTACAACAGGTTCAAATATAGCGCTTACTGATCTAACTGTTAACATCACGCCGCAATCAACAAACAGTGTAATTAAATTAGAAGGTATGGTGAACGGTGAATGGAGCAATGCGGGTGCAACATACAACTCCGCTGTATTCTTTTTTAGAGACACGACTAAACTAGGACACCCAACTGCTGGCAACAGAACAACAGGAGTTGCACCGTTTAAATTAAGTTACTGGACATCAGATGCCGCCAGCACACCTGAAAGCACTGGGACTTTTCAGTTTTACGATACACCTAGCTCGACTAGTCAAATAACATATAAGATAGGTATTCAAACGAGTGCAGGCAGTAACCCTGTGTTTCATCTGAATAAAACAGTTACTGACACAGATAACGATGCGTATGAGCGTTTCATCTCTCTCATCAGTGCAACAGAAATCGCAGGGTAAAAAATATGACCAGCATCTTGAAAGTGAGTGAGATCCAAGATCCAACGAACAGCAACACCGCGCTGACGATTGATAGTAGTGGCATTGTCACAATGCCCCAAAATGACAGTGGTTGGATAACTCCAACATTAAACTCACCATACACGCACTTTTCCAGTCCCTATGGAGATGTTCAGTACAGAAAAATAGGCAACATTGTGAGTGTCCAAGGTTTGGTAAACGGGAACAGCGCGTCTAACGGAAGTACAATCTTTACACTCCCGTCTGGTTATAGACCCTCACTTCGACTTATATTTGCTTGTGCAAACCAAAACACCTCTATCACAAGACTTGATGTCGATACGGACGGTGACGTGATTGCACAAACTATGACGAACAACGCAAGTTGGACATCTCTCGCTATAACATTCATGGTAGCGTAAAGGGTAATTAAACATGAGCAGAGCAAGAGACATAGCAGATTTAGCTGGTAGCGCTGATGCGGGTGGCCTGACAGGACGCAACCTCATCATCAATGGGGCTATGCAGGTGGCACAGCGTGGTGCATCATCTACATCATCTGGCTATCAGACAGTTGATAGGATTGCTACTAATGCAGCAAATACTGACGAACTTGCTTTTACCCAATCTCAGTCTACAACGGTGCCAAGTGGACAGGGCTTTGCAAATAGTTTTAAAGTAGAAGTAACTACAGCAGAAACTACTTTAGCCGCTGATGAAAATTTTAGAATAACATATAAAATAGAAGCACAAAATCTTCAACATCTTGCTTATGGGAATTCTTCTGCTAAATCTTTAACATTGTCTTTTTGGGTTCGTAGCAGTCTTACTGGCAAATATAGCGTTTTGTTTTATCAAGATGATGCAGTAAGAAGCAATACGCCTAGCTTTACAATATCTACGGCAGATACTTGGGAATATAAAACTATTACGATTGACGGCGATACAGGCGGTACAATAAATGATGATAATGGCGCAGGTATCAATATTAATTGGGTTCTTGCCGCAGGAACAGATGTTGCAGGAACACCACACACAGGATGGGGTGCATACACTGCAACTGACGATTTTGCACATGATGACCAAGTAAACTTTATAGCGCAAACAGGCACGTTTTATCTCACAGGCGTTCAGCTTGAAGTAGGCCAGACAGCCACGCCGTTTGAACACGAGGGCTACGGCACTACGCTTGAGAAATGCAGACGTTTTTATCAAAAAATAACCACAACAATAGATTTTCACATTGTAAGAAACACTGGTAATTCAGATACATTAAGGCGTGGAACGCTTATATTTTCTCCTGAAATGAGGGCTTCTCCTACAGCGGCTATTACCAGTGATAACTCAGGTGGCACAGTTAGCACTCTCACTACAACCGCAAGTGGTTTTAGGTCTACTGTTACTGCTAATTCCACAGGTCAAGTTTACAATATTGCTCAATATACAGGAGATGCAGAACTATGATTATTACGTCTGCTCAATATGTTGCTGAAGATGGTGTAAACAAAACTATCAAAATTACGATTGATGAAAACGTAATGTTTGTACCCCTTGACCCAGCCAACCGCCACTACGCAGAAATCCTGCGCCAAGTTGATGCGGGTGAACTAACCATACAGGAAGCTGACTAATGCTAGGCGCGGTTGCCATATCAGAAAAGGCTATATCGGATCAGGGGGTAATTCTTACCGCCTCTGAAACCGCGTCTGCGAACTTTACTAAATCAAATGCTGGCAACTTAACAATGGTTGGTGAAGCAGCGTTAGAGGCCATTGCAACAAAGACGACTATTGGTGTTGGCATTCTCGTTGGCATTATGGAGTCATCGACTGTATTCACACAGACCACGGTGCCTACACGCTTTGCCACAGGTGTGTCTGCAAGTGTAACGAGCTTTGATCAAACAACAACGCCGATTACTATATTTGATGCATCATCTTCATACTCGGCTAACTTTACGCAAGACACCGAAGGTGTGCGATTTGCTACTGGTGTGTCAGAACAATCTGCTAACTTTACACAAACAACATCTGAAAACATTGTGCGTGTTCTTCTGTCTAACCAAACAGCAGAGTTTACGCAAAGCTCACTTGGCGGTATTATACAGCTTGCTGAAGCAGATATCGTTTCTTTGTTTACGCAAATTGCTTCTGGTGGTTTTGTTAAACTTATTGAATCAGAAGTCTCTGCTGTATTTATACAAACAGCAGCAGGGCAGTTTTACTGGGATGTTCTTCCAGATGGACCAGATAGTTCAACGCAAGAGGCGTGGGTAGAAATCGTACCAACAGGCGGAACATGGACAGAAATCAACGCTGGTGGTACAATAGAAATATGGACAGAAAAGGTGGTTTAGATGGCATCTACCTACACAGATAATACAGGTATAGAGCAGCCGGGACCGGGCGAACAGTCTGGAACTTGGGGTACTACGACCAACAGAAATTTTGATATCATTGACCGCAGCCTCAATGGGGTTGGCGACATTACCTTGACGGGTCCGACAAAAACTTTAACTACGTCTGACGGCGCTGTGTCGGAGGGTCATTACCGTACACTCATATTAGGCGGAACTCCCGGTGCGGATTGTACAATTACAATTAGTCCGAATGATCAGGATAAAGTATACCTAGTTTACAACAATATTACAGGTGGTTATTCAGCTACCTTTACACAAGGCTCTGGCGCAAACGCAACTATTTCCAATGGCAAAACTGCTTGGATTTATGCTGATGGTGCTGGCGCTGGTGCCGCAGTAAGAGCAGTCCCGGCGGATTTGGTTGACGATACTAGTCCACAACTTGGCGGTAACTTAGATGTAAATGGTAACTCAATTGTATCTGTTAGCAACGGGGACATTGCTATTACACCAAACGGTACTGGCGATGTTATTATTGATGGCATTAAATATCCGCAAGCTGATGGAAATGCAAACGAGTTTTTAACAACAGATGGGTCTGGGCAGCTTGGTTTTACTGCTTTAGGAGCTTCTAATACTTTTGCTAGTGGTATGTTGATGCCGTATGCGGGGGCAACTGCGCCGACAGGTTGGCTGCTTTGCTATGGTCAGTCTTTAGACAAAGATGTAGAAGCCGATTTGTTTGCTGTTATTGGATATACCTATGGCGGCAGCGGTCAAAACTTTAATGTTCCTGATCTTCGTGGTCGTGTCGTTGCTGGTAAAGATGATATGGGTGGGGTTTCTGCTGATAGACTTACTAGCCCATTAAATGGTGACGTTCTCGGTGGTGCGGCTGGTTCGCAATCGCACACACTGACAACTGCGCAACTGCCATCACACACTCACGGCATTGACTTTGGTGGCGGCTTTTACAGTATCACAGGTTCTGGTGGTAGCCCCGGCTATGTTTCATCTGTGCAAGGTGGAACTTCAAGCCCTACAGGTAACGGTCAGGCACACAACAACGTCCAGCCTACATTTATTTTGACCTATATTATTAAAACATAGGTGGTTTTATGCCGCTAACAAAACTACAGTTTCGCCCCGGCATCAACCGCGATATTACTTCGTACTCTAATGAAGGCGGCTGGCGTGATGGTGATAAAATAAGATTCCGTCTTGGCTATCCTGAAAAAATTGGCGGCTGGCAAAAGTTTTCTGACTCCACTTACCAAGGCGCTGCCCGTGCGCTTCACAACTGGATCGCACTTGATGGGTCAAACTTTCTAGGCGTTGGCACACACCTCAAGTATTACGTTGAAGAAGGCACGTCATTTAATGATGTAACACCAATTCGCACCACAACATCTCAAGGCGATGTAACATTTTCGGCTACCAACGGCAGTAGCACACTAACTGTAAACCACACCAATCATGGCGCTAATCAAAACGACTTTGTAATTTTCTCTAATGCTGAAGGTTTAGGCGGAAATGTAACGGCTACAATACTAAACGCTGAACATCAGGTATCTAGGGTTGTAAACGCTAGTAGCTATGAAATATTTATTGATGATTTTGTAAAAACATTCACTGGGGTTACGCAGGATGCTACTAGTGGCACAGGGACTGGTGCTGAATTTACTATTACTACAGACGGCAATGGGGGATACACTGTCGCAGCAATTACTGTAGCTGGCACTGGATACGCGGCTAGCGATACTATAACTGTGAACGGTGCAAATCTTGGCGGAACCACCACAGCAAATAATTTAACAATAACAGTTGGTACTGTAACTGGCGGCGCAATTTCAACCGTCACTTCTGCTGGCACATCACGAACAGCAAACGCTAGTGATACAGGTGTGGGCGGCGCTGGTGTAGGCACAGTTACATTGTCTGGCACAGGTGTGGGCGGCACAAGTGTTGACACAGTAACTGTAGGGACATCTGGCACAGGTGTGGGTGCGGCCACCTTTTCTTCGCCAAGTAGCACAGGTGTTGGTAATGTAACTATTTCCGGCGCATCTACAGGAAGCGCTACAACTACAAATGTGGTTCAGACAAGCACAAATGGCACAGGTGTGGGTGCAGTTTTCAGTGTGACTGCCAGTTCTGGTAATTATACAGTATCTGTGACTTCTGTTGGTTCTGGATACGCTGTTGGGGAAGAGATCTTAATTGAAGGTCAGAACCTTGGCGGCACAAAAGGAACACATGATCTAACGCTTACGATCACTGACCTTGCTGGCTCTTCTGTTGGCAACACCACACACACAGGCGTAACACAAACTAGCACAAGTGGTAGCGGTACAAGCGCAGAGTTTAGCGTAACTACAGATGGTGACGGTGGGTATAGTGTTGCTATTACAACGGTTGGCTCTAGTTATGCCGTAAATGATACCATCACTATTGCTGGCACAAGTATTGGTGGCGCTACGCCTGCTAATGATTTGGTGCTAACTGTTACTCAGCTTTCCGGCTCTTCGATTGGTACTGGTACTTTTACGGGTATAACTCAAACCAGTACAAGTGGCAGTGGCACAAGCGCTGAATTTACCATATCAACTGATGGCGCTGGAGCTTATACAGTAGATGAAATTACAGATATTGGTTCTGGTTACGCTGTCAGTGATACGATCACAATAGCTGGTACAGATTTAGGCGGCACCAGCCCTGCTAACGATTTGGTTCTAACTGTCGCAACTTTAACTTCTGTAAGTTACACAAATGTAGCGCAAGCCAGCACAAGCGGGTCTGGATCAGGCGCTAAGTTTACGATAGTCACAGACGGGTCTGGTGTTTACACTGTAGATGAAGTTAGTAATATAGGCACAGGTTATGCGGCAAGTGACACAATAACAATAGCCGGGACCAGTCTTGGCGGAGCAACCCCTGCTAATGATTTAACTCTAACGATTACCGCAATTACTTACCCAACAATAGCTGAGTATCAAATAAACGTGGGTCTAAACACCACCGTTGGCGGCACAGGTTGGGGCGCTGGTAGCTACGGTGGCGTTTCTGGTCACACACCTGCGAGTACAACACTATCTGCAAATATTTCTGCTGCTGATACTACCATTCCTTTGACCAGCACTAGTGGCTTCCCAACATCTGGGTATGTTGTTATTTCTGTAGCGTTGCCCGGAGTTAGCGAAATAGTTCAGTACACAGGCATATCTTCAAACGACTTAACAGGCTGTTCTAGGGGTTTGTTTGGTACACCCGCTGCCGTCCATTCAAGCGGCGCTACCGTTACCGAAGCCACCTATGGTTGGGGTATGCCATCATCTTTGAATACCACCACTCAAATACGTTTGTGGTCGCATGATAACTTTGGCGAAGATTTGCTGATAAACCCACGAGATGAATTTATTTATTACTGGGATAAATCAAATGGGTTGGGTTCTAGAGCCGTGGAGTTGTCCACGCGGTCGGGAACAAAAACATCTGTGCCTACTATATGTAAGCAGATTATGGTATCTGACCGAGACCGTCATGTTTTGGCCTTTGGATGTGATGGGCTAAATGATGATTTATCTGCTGCACAAGGTAATGGCATACAAGACCCGTTACTTATTCGTTTTTCTAATCAAGAAGACCCGCTTGTTTGGTATCCAGCCGCAACCAATACTGCTGGGGACTTGCGCCTCGGTTCTGGGTCTACGTTTGTAAAAGCGCTAGAAACCAAGCGTGAGATACTGGTGTGGACAGACACAGCGCTTTCGTCTTTGCGGTTTATTGGTCCGCCATTTACGTTTGGCCTGCAACAGCTTGCAAACAACATCACGATCATCGGACCAAATGCTGCTATAGCAACAGAAGACTTTGTGTTCTGGATGGGTCTGGATAACTTTTATGTATATGCTGGTCAAACAGCCCAGCTACCCTGCACCGTAAAAGACAAGGTTTTTGCTGACATAAACTTAGCTGAATTTGATAAAGTCTATGGTGCAGTTAACAGTGAGTTTGGTGAGGTGTTTTGGTTGTATCCATCTGCTGACTCAACTGAAAACAACAGATATGTTGTTTACAACTACATGGATAAAATTTGGTACTTTGGAACATTAGACAGAACAGCGTGGTTGGATCGTGGTACAAGAGACTTCCCGATTGCCGCCGAAGATGGTTACTTGTATAACCACGAGTTTGGTTATGATGCAGATGGTCAAGCTATGGACTCGTTTATTGAGTCCGCCGCTATGGACATCGGTGATGGAGATCACTTTACATATATACGCCGTGTGATACCTGACCTGACATTTACTGGGTCAACAAACATTAGTTCGCCGCAAGCTACATTTACTATCAAAGCGCGTAACTTTCCGGGTGAGGACTTTGGAAACACGGCGGCTGGTGCAGCATCTAGGACATCGGTAAGTCCAGTAGAAGAGTTTACCAATCAACTTGACTTGCGTATTCGTGGCCGCTCTTTCGCGCTTCGTGTAGAGTCTGAGGCGCTAGAATCAAAGTGGAAACTTGGTAGTCCGCGTGTTGATATACGTCAGGATGGTAGACGCTAATGTCTGGTAATGAAATTGCACCACCAAGGCTACCAGAGGCCACACCAGAGTATAGTCAGCAGTATATGCAAGACTTGGTTCGTGCGCTGGAAGTATTTATTGAACAAGAACGCAATCCCGGTGAGTTGCGCGGCACAAAAATAACACTAACTGACCTGCCTACAAGCGCCACTGGACTTGAGACAGGAGCACTGTATAATGACAGTGGTACGGTAAAGGTAGCATAATGTCGATATTTAAGAACTTAGGCAAGACACTAAAGAAGGCTGCGCCACTTATTGGTGCGGGTATTGGCTACTATTTTGGTGGCCCCTTGATGGGTGCTCAACTCGGAACAGCATTAGGCGCAGGTATTGGTACACTTGCTGGTGGTGGGGACATTGAAGATGCTCTTCTTGCTGGGGCTTTAGGATATGGCGCTGGTTCTTTAGCATCAAGTGCAGGTATTGGCATGGCTGGCGGTGCGGCTGCATCAACGGGTGCGACGGCTCAAACCGCTAGCGGAGTGGCAGCTAATACAGCAGCGCAACAAGCCGCTGCCGCAGAAGCCATTGCACCACAGACTTTTGGTTCTTCAATTAGCCCTGAAGCGGTAAAGATAGCAGGCGAGGCTTCAGCCTCTTCACCTAATATTCTTGGTAGCATTGGTGGTTTTATGAAAGAGAATCCACTTACAACTGCCGCATTAGGCACAGGTGTTCTTGGTTTGTTGGCAGCCGGAGAGCCAGAACAGGAAGCGTTTAGTATTCCACAGACACGCGAGGGCCGTCCCTATGAAACCAAGGTTAAAGGTCCGATTACCGGGACGACTTACAACCTCGCAGAAAAAGAAGACCGTGAACAGTACAATGAAGAGTTGTTACAGCTACGCGATAAAAGCTTCAAGTATGAGGTGGGTGGTGAAGTCACGGGTCCCGGCACTGGAACTTCGGACTCTGTACCAGCCAGACTTTCTGACGGCGAATTTGTATTAACAGCCAGAGCAGTTCGTGGTGCAGGAAATGGAGATAGAGATATCGGAGCAGCACGAATGTATGATATGATGGCTGAACTAGAGAGTATGGCATAATGGCAGAGACACAAACCGTAACACAGATTCAAGGACTAGCACCTTTTCAGGAAACCTTCCTGAAGGATATTTTTGCGTCGGCTAAAGCACTACAAGATGTGTCACAGCCTTATGCACCAGAACAGCTAGCTGGTCTATCCCCAGAACAACAGCAGGCTATACAGTTGGGTCTGCAAGGTATTGGTGCCTATCAGCCTTATATGCAGCAAGCCGCAGCACTGGCAGCGCCAGAAGGTTATCAGCAGTTTATGAGTCCTTATACACAGGACGTGATTGATCAATCTATGAAAGACATCGCTCGTGGCGGTGCCATGCAGCAAGGTCAGTTGGCTGGTCAGGCCACTGGCGCAGGGGCCTTTGGTGGTTCTCGTGCAGCCGTAGCATCCGGTGAGTTGGCTCGTGGTACATTAGAGCAGCAGGCTCGTACATCAGCCCAGCTTCGAGAGTCAGGGTTCCAGCAAGCACAACAACTGGCAGGGCAGCGTTCAGCTTTGTTCTCGGGCCTCGGACAGTTGGGTCAACAGCTTGGTACTCAGGACATCAACACACTGCTTGGCCTCGGCGGCATGACACAACAGCAGTCACAAGCAGAGCTAGATGTAGCACGGCGCAACTTGCTGGCACAACAGGCTCTGCCATTCCAGCAGGTCGGGTTTATGTCAGATATCTTCCGGGGTGTTCCAGCATTGCAGTCCACATACCAGACCTCGACAACACCACCGCCAAGCACAACATCACAGTTGCTTGGTCTTGGTATGGCGGGTATCGGCGCAGTCGGTCAGGCTGGCGGCTTCGGGAAATTCTTTAGTTAAGGGGGTATCATGAACCCATTACAGCGCAGATTGTTCCGGCTACAGCAGCCCGGTATGTCACGTCAACCCATGGGTATCTTGGCGTCGTCACCTCAGATGATGGAAGCTGCACGACGGAACATGAACCAAGGTCCACTGCCGGGTTTCAACAGGGGCGGTTCAGTGAATGTATTACAAAATCCTGCTATCTATGGAAATCAAAGTCCTTTTATGACAACAGGGCCTAATCCAGTACGCGCAGTGCGGACATCTATAGGTGACCCTATGGCTGGAATCACTGGGCCTGACCTTGAGTTCTATGGTACAACAGGCACCCGCCCACCAGCGCCTCTTACTAGAAGAGACCCTAAAATAACAGAAACAGATGCTGCGCTTATGTCCCAGTCCCCGGATGAGATAGAAGCTGCGCTGGATGTTTCTTTCGATTCGGCGGCGGAAAAAAGAAAAAAGAAAACTACGGGCGACGAAATAAACGAATCAAACAGTGGTGCTCTTGGTGCAGATCGTACTAAAAAACTAGGCGAAGACCTAAGAAGTAATATCAACACCCTTCGTGCGTCTACCGAAAGAATTATAAAGGGGGCACCTACAAAAGATGATGTCATGATTGCAGGCAAGTCTGTTAATCAAGCGTATGATGATTTGTTTACCGCTATGGATGAGGAGCCTAAAGCATTCAGTGATTATTCTTTGGCGGACTACGAAGATGCAGCACTTGAGGCACTTGGGTTCGACAAGAAAGGCGTTAAGGAAACTGCCGACGAAGATCGCAAGACAGCGTTTTGGATGTCTTTAATGAAGGCTGGTCTTGCTACAGCAGCGGGTGAGAGTCAAAACACAATCACCAATCTTGCTAGAGGTTTGTCGTTTGGGTTGGAAAGCTACGGCAAGGATATTTCAAAGATTACTGATCAAGAGCGTGAAGACAACAGGCAGGTAGCTGCTATGAAGCTGACGCTTTTGAAAGATGATCGTGATCTTGATCTTATGAAACGTGCCAATAAAATTCAAAAAGCACAAGCCTTGGCTACGGCAGCACAAGCTATGCGCGGCGAAGAACTGCAAATGATGCAGTTGAAGTTAGCGCAAGAAGAAAAATTTGCTACGTTAGAGAACACGTTCATAACTGAAATGAACAAAGCAAACATGGACTGGGAAAAACTTGCGTTCGATAAAGATAAATTCAATCAAACACTACAAGCTACTTTGGCAGCGCAGACTCCTGACATCCTTCGTGAGCTAGCGGCAGGTGACTATATTAAACCAGCAGAGGGATTTGACGCTATAGACTTTGCCAACCCAGACAGTATGACAATGACTGAAGAGGGTAGGGGCATTTATGAATCATATCTAGCAGGCAAGGGCGCTACAAAAATTACAGACCTAATGCAGTCTGCTAATGTCGCTTCAGATTCAGGTGTTGTAGACATGCTTGACTTTGGGCATTTGGGTGATTCCGCAGGCAGCATAGCTAAAAACGCAGCCATCCAAATAGGCAAGGCTAATCTGCCGTCTGATCCAAAAGATCGCCCCGCTGTACTTATACCTTATGCTAGAGCATACGGCGCACAAAGTTCATCTAAAGAAATGATAGACTATGTTATACAAAACAGTGTAACGGCTGGTGTCACATTCTATGATAGGAACGGCGCAAAAATAGACGTGCCTGCTGGCGGGTTAAATCGTGAAGCTCAAAAAGCATTACAAGGACAAACGGCCTTTATAGAATTCGCCAGACCAAATGCTACCTTGGCTCAACCAGTAGGATAGGTTTTAAATGGCTAAGTGGAAATACGGCGGAGAGGTCTTCGAGTTTAACGAAGATCTTTCAGCCGAACAGGCAACTTCAAAAATTCAAGCTATCCTTGAAGACAGACGTATTACCGCTAACACTACAGGTGCTAGCGGTAATGAAACAATTGATGAGTCTGTTGACCGTACCCCAACTGTCCCCCTTGACGTAAAAGAAACAAGTGGTCGAGACTTATTGGGTGACGTTTTTGTTGGTGGGGCTAGCGGTGCGACCAAAGCTCTTCAAGGCACACTTGAGCTTTTCGGTATGTACTCTGATTTAAAATACGGCATGGGCAACCCGCTCATAGCCGCTGCTACTCAAGACAAAGTTAAAGAAGGCGAAATGATCCCGCCTGTTTCAAGCACACCTATAACAGATACAGTTACTGATGCGTTTGAAGGGGCCAGAGAATATTTAAATTTAAAACCAGAAACATTAGCTGGTGAGATTGCAGAAATAGGTACGCAGTTTGTTTTACCCGGCATCAAGGGTGCGGGTGCAATGGAAAAGACTACACGTCTTGGTCGTAAAAAACTTATCGACATAGCACGGAGTGGTAAGTCTAAGCTGACAAGAAGACAAAAGCTCACACTTGTTGGGCAGCAGGCGGCGGCTGCGGGTGCAGTTGATTTTGTTGTGTCTACCGATGACACTCAGGGGCTGCACGACTTCTTTGAACTCGGCCCTGACCGTTCACCAGAAAAGGTTGTTGGGGAGTCTGCATACGAAGGGGTTTCGATGAAGCTTCTGGATCGTATGCTTTTAGCAACAGAAGCAGGGATCGGAACTGTTGTGCTACCACCTGTTCTTGGCGCAGTTTTTAAGGGCTTGTCAAAAGTCGGAGCTAATAGGCCAGTTCAAACAGCAGACGCTATGCTTAATAAAGCAGAAGATTTTTTATATGGTAAAGGATTTAACATTCCTTTATCCAAGTTGTTGCCGCAGCGCTTTGTTGACATGGCGCGTGGTGTCACTGTCGCAGATGTTGTTACAGCAGGAGCTATCCCTGCTGCGAGGTCCGCGATAAACGCCGCCACCAAACAAATATTAAAGCAGGAGACCAGAATACTTGACAAAGTAGAACTGGGCGCAATGGATAGAATGCTGGGCGGGCTGTTCGCCAATCTTAGATATCGTGGGTATCTTGATCCACAAGCGGCAAACATAAACTCGTTAATCAACGCTGCTGTTGAAGGCGATGTTAAGATCGCGGAGAGAAAACTAAAGAACATAGAAAAAAAGATTGATGCATATCTGAATACGCCAGAGATGCGCCAGCAAACCAGTATTACAAAGCAGTCTTTACTGAATGGTTTTATGGATGTTCTTGAGACAGGTCGTCGTCCAGATGGCCTGCCCGACGAATTGTATGCCGCATACAGGTCTGCAAGAAAAGTCATTGATGACTTGTCAGAAAAGCTTTTGGACACAGGCGCAGTACGGGCGCTACCTGAGACAGCCGCGCCGGGGAAGATGAGCCGTCAGCAGTTAATGCAGGTCATCAGAGAAAACATTGAAGCTGGCGGTTATTTACGACAGCGTTATGCTGCTTATGAAAACCCGGCCTATGAAATAGCTGCGGGTTCTACTCGGGAGCGTGAGATATTTGATTTGATCCGCAGCATGAATGGCGGCACTCAGGACCGCACAGTGTTTAACCACATCAAAGAAACACTGATGGACGACAACGCACTAAAGATAACAGACGAACAGACCTTAAACACAATAACAGAGCGTCAGATGCGCGAGTACATTCGTCTTGTTCTTCAAAAGACACCGTCAGGTATGGGCAAACGTGGCAACTTTATGGGTCGAGTGGCAAGACGTAAATTGAACACCCAGCTTTTAAACAGGCGTAAGGTTGAGAGTCCAGTTCTTAAAGAGATTCTTGGGCAGACAAAAAACCCAACCGAGGCGTATATCTCCACAGTGTCAGATCTGTCCACGTTTATCGCAAACGATTCATTCTACACAAGACTGCGCCAGATAGCTGACAATGATATGGCAGATGCTACTTTCCGGAGAGGCAGGTACGGTGAGGAGTTTGCCTCTGAGTCCGAGCGTCTTGCCTTGGCTGAACTAAGACAGCAAAACCCAGCGGCTACAATCGCGGATATAGGCCCTAAACGTAACGCACGTTACATTAACGTCATGGATCGTGTAGCAGAACGCAAAGAACAGCTACAGTTGGAGCTTGATGCGGCGGCAGCACAAGGCGCGTCAGAAGGTAGACTTCGCCAGTTGCAGCAGGCAATTGACAATGCAGAAGAAACCGTGATGGCTGACCTAAGAACAAAAGGCTATCACATTATCGGGCGCACAGATCCGGGCGGCAATATGATCAAGAAAGATCCGGGCCAAGCCGAAAGCGCTTTTGGTGCTATGCACAACATAGCTATTCCAGATGCTATGTGGCGGTCACTTTCTAGGACTGTTGTTGATGATGAATATGGTTTAACAAATATTCTCCGCAACGTATACGCTGGTATGTTGAAGCTAAAAGGCATCACACAGTTCAACAAGACAATTTTGTCACCTATTACACAGGTCAGGAACTTCACATCAGCTTCTTTGTTTGCTGCGGCTCAAGGTAATGTTGGAGCGGGGGCCAGCCTCGGGCAGTCCGTGGACATTGTTCTTCGTGACTTAATAAATCGCAAGCTCCTTACAGCGGACTATGAACTTACAGATCAGGGTCTTGATTATCTGGTTGACCTACAGCGGCGCGGTGTTATTGGCAGCAGCGCCGAGCTTAGAGAGATTCAAGATAACTTACGCAAGGGCACCGATCCACGGAACAATGCCGTTTTAGGTGAGCATGCTTTGGTCTCTGATGTGGCGGAAACAGGGCCGAGGCTTAGTGGTTCGTCTCTTGAGAGATTGAACCGCCGCAACATGTTCATGCAGTTCATGGGTAAAGCCGCAGATCTATATCGCGCAGGTGACGATGTCTGGAAGATATATAACTACGAATTCGAGGCATCAAAACTAAGGGAAGCCTATACAAATATCATAGAAAATGTCCGCAGGAATCGCGGGGGAATGAGTGACAGAGATTATCAATTCCGGATTGATACTGCCACCAACAGATTTAAAAGGTTCTTAGGCGACGAAGAAGCTGCGACTGTGGAAGAGGCTATTAAAAATAAAGCTGCCGACAATGTTCGTAATCTCGTTCCAAACTACGAACTTGTGCCACAGATTATTAAAGATATACGCGGCATGCCATTCGGTAACTTCATAGCGTTCCCTGCTGAGATTATGCGTACAGGATTTAATACGCTTGAGACATCGATGAAAGAGTTGAGCAGTGATGATGCAGCTATCCGTGAGATAGGCATGCGCCGCTTGATGGCTTCTTTGTCTACATTCTATGTAGCAGGTCCTATTATAAGAGATACTGCTATGACTCTTGCTGGCGTCAGCGAAGAAGAGATGGAATCTGTTAATGTGTTAGCAGCACCATATCAAAGAAACGCCACCTTCATACCTATGGGCCGGGATGAAAATGGTGACCTCGTGGTTATGGATTACAGTCACTTTAACCCATACGACATGCTGATCCGCCCAGCAGAAGCTATTCTTAACAGTCTGGATGAAAGTAATAAGCTGTCCAAGGACGGCCCTGCAAAGTTTGCTGCCGCGTCGTGGGCTGCATTTAAAGATTTCGCAGACCCATTCACGACTGAGTCTATTGCATTCGGTGCATTGAACGACGTGTTACCTAAAGGTCTTCCAATAGTGGGCCGGGGTGGTGAAACAGTGACAGGTGCAAAAGTGTACCGTGAGATTGAGCCGATGGGTAAAAAGATTGAACGGTCATTGGTTCATCTTCTAAACCAAATGGGTCCAGCCAACATCACGCCTTTCCGCGTACCTGTGGGCGCAGACTTTTCTGAAGTAGAATTATCACGTTTGCCACGCAGCTTGTTTTCAAAAACTGAGTTTGGGGTCAGTGAAGTTGAGCCAAGCACAGGAAGAACATACTCTGCGCCATCTGAAATATTCCGCGCATTGTCGGGCCTGCAAACACAGACTGTCGATTCAAGACGTGTCGCTAAGTTTAAAGCAAATGAATTTAAAGAGCGCCGCTCTCAAGCAGCTACATTATTTAATGATGTGGTAAACATGGAATTTGCAGACGAAGATGCCTATGTAAGAGGGTATCTCGCAGCCAATGAGGCAAGACTGCGTGTGTTTAGGGACTTCGCAGTTCAGGCCCGTGCTCTAGAAAATTTAGGCATTTCAAGAAATGAGCTTGAAGATATCTTGCGTAAGGAGCGTTTAGGTAAAGAAGAAATACGCGCAATCATGAACGGTAGGTATATTCCATACTCACCTAACGAGGCCAAGTTGGAAGAAGGTCAAGAAAAAGGCCACGAGATTCCTTATGGTCTGTTGGGTATATTGGAAGCTGATCTTAAAAATATATCTATTGACCCAGATTTCCCAGAAGAAACACCAGCAGATGCGTTTGAAGCTACCCCATCTTTAGGAAAGAGGTTGCAACAGCAGGTGCCACAGATAAACACTGACACATTTATGATGCAGTCTCAGCCAGTTCCTGCACCACAGCCCCCGGTCCCCGGTCCACAATCCATGGCTCCACAGGCTGTTACACCAAGTGCATTAAACCCCATAGTCAACCCTGATCCAAGGGATCAGGCGTTAGCCCAAGCATTAGCCGCAAGGCAGCGGAGAATAGCATGAACAAAGACATACTAAGAGAACAGCTTGCAGATGATGAAGGTTGTAAGTACGAGATATACCTAGATCATTTAGCTCTACCAACTTTCGGAATCGGTCATTTAATTAGAGACGCTGATCCAGAACACGGTCAGCCCGTCGGCACACCTGTATCAGAAGAACGTGTGCGGCAGGCATTTGATCTGGACATCCTTGTGACCATTGAGGACTGCCACAGACTGTATGAAGACTTCGACGATTTACCAGAGGAAGCTCAGTTGGTCATAGCCAACATGTGCTTCAACCTCGGATATCCACGCCTGTCCAAGTTCAAGGGCATGAAGTCTGGCATTGATGACCGGGATTGGCACCGTGCAGCAGACGAAATGGTCGATTCGAGGTGGCATGATCAGGTCCCGAACCGCGCAAAGCGTTTAGTCAAGCGAATCCGTGATTTAGCAAATGACTGAAAACATTAAATAAAAACATCGATTCTCGTCGAGCTAATTTACAATGACCGTATCATTACACCCTCAAGTCCCTGAGAATCGCTGTCCGCGCTGTCAATCACCCCTAAAAGTGGTTCAAGTGCACGGACACGGGCAGTGTCACTACTGTAAAGCTGTGATTGATGATTGTTGTCAGGGTGAAACCTGTCAGGTTTCTAACCCTTCCGATGGTTTAACAGGGTCGCAGCGCACACCCATTACAATGTGATCTTTATTTATCGTAAGTAGCTGCGCCGCCATCTCAGTGGTTCTGTCAATACACTCATTGATAGTTTTATATGGACCTCGTGTATCATTCGCCGCAAAACAATTATTTAAATCACCCGCTAGACAAACCAGTACCATCGCCTCGAACATCTTCTTCTTCCTTGTGCCTTGGGTAGTACACATCTACATGTGACTCACAGTTAGGACAATGAAGGTTGCTAACGATGAGCCATTCATCTGATTCTTCGCAATCGAAATCGCCGCCCCAGATAAGCTCAGTTTTACAATGCCAACAATTCATCCTACTTCACCCCAGTTGTTACCTAGCTCCGCATCAACATCAAACGGAACCTTTAAATCAGGTACACAGGTAGACATGATTTCGACTACGCGGTCAGCCTGATCTTGTGACTCAATGTTAAAGCAAAGTTCATCATGAACGGTAAGCATGGGACACAACCCCTCGCTGTAACATTCAGCCATGGCTTTCTTAGTTTGGTCCGCGCTAGACCCCTGAATCAGCCTGTTCAGGGCTTTGTATGTAAAGGCTCTGCGGATCCGGCCCTTACCACCATATTCTTTTATGGCTTGTTCCATGGGCAGCGGCTTATTGTAACTGTAGGATACAGGTTCCCACATGTCAAAGCGACATTTACGCCCAAGCCACGTCCTAATAACACCGCGCTCTGATGCATATCTGGATGTCATGTCTGCCAGACCTTTTACAAAAGGAACGCGCTCGTAGTATTTGTTGAGTAGTGACGTTGCCTCATCCTCTGTGATGTCAAGCACATTGGCTAGCTTCTTCTTGCCCATACCATACATGATGCCAAGGTTTACAGTCTTGGCTTCCTTACGAGGAATCTCTGCCATGTCCGCCACCATCTGGTGGAAGTCAGCATCACCTTCGTGGTACATTTTAACAACGTCGTCAATCTGTGGATGACGATCCACACCTGTCAAGGTGGCACAGTAGTGGGCTAGCCACCGAGGCTCTTGAGATGCATAATCAAATGATCCCCACTTGCATCCATCCTCTGGTATAAATAGACCACGGATCATCTTCTTGATCTCTGGATCACGAGCCGGGATCTGTTGCAGGTTGGGGTTGCTTGAAGAAAAGCGTCCCGTTACAGTACCGCCATCATCAGAACGAAGGGCATTGAAGTCACAATGAATACGTCCATTATGCGAATGTTCAAGAATTGTCTCAACAAATGTCGTATTGGCCTTGTTGAGTTCACGAATTTTCACAATCTTTTTGGCAAGCGGGTGCTCGTGGTTGGCAAGAAACTGTTTGGTAAAAGACGGCGCTCCCGTGTTTGGTGTTGTCGCGTACTTGATCCCGACAGAGTCGAAGGCTTTTGCAACAGATGTCGCAACCCACGGCTCAATGGCGACCCCAGTCTCTTCCTTTACTTCTTTAAGTAATACCTGTTCACGGCCTGATAGTTCTTTCTTTACCTGCTCCGCCCTGTCCATGTCCACACGGACACCGCGTGTCTTCATGTCAAGCAGTACAGGAACCAGACTTGACTCTAGCTCAAAGATAGATGTGCATTCGTCCTTAACCAAGTCGGTGCGTAGCCGATCCCACAGACGGAGAGTAACAGCCGCATCCTGCTCTGCGTATGGGCCGACATATCTGGATGGTAAACGATACATATCACTTTTGGCATTGACGCCAAACTCTTCAGCAGCCGAGCGTAGTATCTTTTCATCCTTGCGCTCAGACAGATAATCACGGGCCAGTGAATCCAAGTTGTACCAGCGGCGATTCTCATTCAGCAACGGCGCTGCAACCATTGTATCAATGATCTTACCCTGAACTTCTATGCCCTCTGCTCGGAGCCATCCAAGATCATACAGCGCATTGTGCATTACCTTTTCGATGTTGGGTGTAGCCATCATCTTCTTCATCCACGCCATCACAGATGAACGCGGCAGGTTGCCTGCATCGTGTTTGATTGGCAGATACCAAGAACTATCTCCTGCTGCTACAGCTATCCCAATGATGTACCCATCCTTACGACACCACCCCGGTCCAAGCTTGGTCAGGTTTGGGTCTCGTGTCTCAAGGTCAACAGCTATTCTATCGTACTGTGTAAGATCAGGCAGCGAAGCAGGTGGGGACCAGTCACTGTCTGTCTTGCCCCAAGCCACATCTTTGATGTCTTGTGCAAGCAGGTGATATTGATACGAATCAGTCATCAGCTAGCTCCCCGCCACATGCCATGTACCCACAAGCATCTACCCAGTTGTCAATGTGGTTTGGGTTGGATGCTATACGGGCAACCTTTAATAATGTCATCTTGACAGCGCAGTCCATACCGATAGGTAGATCATCAGGCTTGATGCTATCCCACCAGTACCACACAGTTTCTATGTTTTTGAAGTTGTTCTCCATCTCACCATGCTGCGAGGCACGATCTTGTGTTACATAACCTTTGGCGGTGTCTAGTATCTCTGCTCTTTTCATATTGCAAACCCGTATTGTCCTGTTGATTCGATTAAGTGAAGATGTTTTTTTGTGCGCGTGGCACCAACATAGAAAACCCTGACCTCACTATCTTGGTCAAGGTTTTCTGTGCATGCTTTTGTAGAGTCTAAGAAAAGGGCGACGTTATCCGCCTCGCCACCTTTGGCTTTGTGTATCGTCGATATCCGGATCCTCGGACTGCCAGATAGTAATCGCTCCCCCCGCCGACGTACCGACGTAATGTAAGCGATCTCCTTGTCCGA